GTAATGAGTGATAGTCTTGATTATGAGGCACTTCCGGAGGTATAATGTATAAAGTGCAATTCAAAGCCAAATCTCCCTATGGCTCATGGCAGATCGTAGGTAACTACGGTACAGAGTCTCAGGCGATATCATCTGCTCTAGCTAAAAAACGTGCAGGTGCATTGTTGGTTAGAGTTTTAGATAAAAGTGGCTCTATAGTTTATACAGGATAAAAGATAAAAATGAAAGCAACAGTATGGAGTAAGGATCATTGTCCTTTCTGTGATCAGGCCAAAAACCTGCTCAAGATGAAAGGCATTGAGTTTGAAGAAAAGAAAATTGGTCATGGCTACACTAAAGAACAATTATTAGAAGCCGTGCCTACAGCAAGAACAGTTCCACAAATTTTCCTAGACGAAACCCTAATCGGCGGTTTCACTGAGTTGAAACAACATTTTCAAAAGGTTTAACATTGCGTAGATTGTTTGCGTTCGGCTGCTCGTTTACAAATTATATTTGGCCAACGTGGGCAGATTTTTTAGGCACAGAGTTCGACTATTTTGAAAATTGGGGAATCCCCGGCCTAGGAAATGTCGCGATAGCAAACAGATTAGCAGAAGCCCACAGCAAACACAAATTTACTAAAGACGATACTATAGTAATTCAATGGAGCTCTCATATAAGAAATGACTATCACACCTTTAGATTAGATCCCAGAGGAAGAATTTCCGGATGGAAAACTAAAGGCAGTATATTCAATTATATAAACAGACCCGTGTACGATAACAGATGGATAGAATCATTTTTTGATGAACAGTCCTATCTAATGTATTCATTGAACTCCATGGTACTTGTTAAGAATATGTTAGAAAATATAGGTTGTCAGTGGGCTATGACCAGCATGTCTGATTTCAGTAAGGCCGGGTCTGATATAAACGACCCTAACGGATATGCAGAAAATACTGGTTTAGACAAAGACATTTGGACAGGCAAGGGCTTTGATAAAAACATCGATTTTTCCATGTATCGAGAAACCATAGGGTTTGACACCTGGTGTCAATCACTTCTCGCTTATTCAGAGCACTCTACGGATAAACACTATCAGTGGCAAGACGTAAATGATGCTGAACCGTGGGTCGATCCTCATCCAAGTATAGGACAACATTATAATTGGATGAACGATGTTCTAAAAGCAAAGTTAGGACTACCTTCAGCAGCACCAACAATTACACAACAACAGTGGTTAGATCAAGCTGAAAAGAATTATAAAGAAACCAAAGATTATTATCTTTTCGAACAAAAAATGATGAATCTACCCAATTGGAAAAAACCATACATAGGTTATTAACATGAATAAAGGATATAAAAATGCTAATTGACAAAGGCGTATCAGAGGGCGAAGTAATTACACTAAAATTAACCAGCGGCGAAGAAATTGTAGCTAAACTAGTCGAAGACGGTGCTGCATATTATAAACTAAGTCGTCCTATGGTTATAGGTATGGGTGCGCAAGGTCCGGGACTAATGCCCTACTTGTTTACCGTACATCCAGACAAAGAAGTAAAGTTAAATAAAAATGTAGTAGCAATGGCCGAAGCCACTGACAAATCGTTCGCTGATCAGTTTGTTCAATCTACTACCGGAATTAAATTAATTTAAGGATAGCAAATGCCATTTATTCCAGGCTCCTCGGGTATATCAGATGTTTACTCAAGTACTAACGTTTTTGCCAACAACGTGCCAGTAGCACTGCATCTTCCTCCGTTGCCTAGCCCTAACTCAGCAGCACCGGAACCTGTTCAAGTAAACATAAGTTTTGAACAAGAGGAAGCACTTGCCTCATCATCCGCAGCAGCAACTTCAGCTGAAGAACAAGAAGTTGGACTAGCAGGACGAGGTGAAGTTCCACAGGAAGGAGAGCCAGAGCTTGCCACACCCGACTCTCGGGGTCCTATAAGTTCTAATCTGTTTATCGGATTAGGGCAAACTATCGATTCATGTCTAGCAGAAGCCAAACAGGGAAAATGGAAAGAAACTGGAGCCAATCCGTTGATCATCTCTTGTTATAATGCAGTTGGCTTTAAGTTTTCAAATGACAAAACTCCATGGTGTGCAGGGTTTGCAGGTAGCATTCTAAAACGTGTGGGATTGCCTGCTCTTAAAACTCTAAGTAGTCTGGCATACAGGACCTACGGTACCGACGTGCCCATCAGCGATCCTAGTAAATTTAGATTGAATGACATTGTTATTTTTACCAGAGACGGGGGCGGCCACATTGGATTCTTTCGAGGCTATAATCCTTCAACCGGAGCACTGTTAATTGCAGGTGGCAATCAAGCAGACAATCTCACCGAAGTAGGATTTAAAAAAAGTGCCAAGATGCCGTTGAGCAAGGTTAGACGATCTTGGTCAATTCCTCCCGAGTATGACAAGCCCGTGACATTCTCCGGAACTGGCAGTTCAATCAAGGTGGTATAATGAAAAAATTATTTTGGAACATACTAGGATTCTTAAGTTTAGGAATGGCCTACATTGGCGTTATTACTCCGGGCATACCCTACAGTATCTTTGTTGTCTTTGCAGCCTATTGTTTTAGCAAAGGCAGCGAGCGTATGCACAAGTGGATTTACAATCATAAGATTTTTGGACCGTTCTTGACCAACTGGGGCGAGAAGCGAGTATTCCCACAAAAGATGCGGTATCTAATGTTAGGCATGATGACATTGAGTTTGTGTATCATGTACTTTACAGGAGTAAAACCTGTGGGTATTTTATCTACCGCAGTGTTCATGGCCTTGGTTGCCATATGGGCATGGAGATTTCCAAATTCAGTAGAAGAACACGATCGTAGAAAACTAGAAGGTAAGAGGATTGGATGGCTAAAATAACACTAGAACAGCTATGTGACATAGCATTTGCCATGGAGGAAGGCGATCCATTTGATTGGGGAGTCTTTGCCAACGGCAAGGAAGAAGCTATGAAAATGATAGGAACCAGCATATTGGACCAGTTTGACAAAGATGTCATAGATGACGAAGATCGATTGATTTTGTTGTCAACTATTACTAAATTGGTAACTGAAAACATGATTCTTCATTCAAAAATCTTGACAACGAGTAAAAAAGATAGTTAAATAGCTTATATGAAAAATTTGTTAGTTAGAGTAATTGAGACAGGCAGTAACCTTTGTGTTAGTACCGCGAGATGAAATTGGCATATTAGTAATATACAACACAAAGGAAAAAGTAAAATGGTAACAGGTAAGGTAAAATGGTTTAATGACGCTAAAGGTTTTGGTTTCATTACTCCCGACAATGGCGGCGCAGATTTATTTGCACACTTTTCACAAATTAATTCAACTGGCTTCAAAAGCCTACAAGAAGGACAGAGTGTAAGGTTTGAAGTCACTATGGGCCAAAAAGGTCAACAGGCTAGCAATATTCAGCCTGCGTAATAGTTAATGCGTTAGTAGCCCGTAAGGTAAGGGCAGCGGTCTCTAAAGCCGAGTGTAGTGGGTTCGATTCCCATCTGACGCACCAGACAACGAGAAAACATGTAACTCAGCGGTGAGTCCAAGTGGCAAGTAATAACGCAACACTGCATGTTGACATCCCGGAAATAGACGGGACATAGTTTAAAGGAAAACAAAATGAAATAGATTGAATATGCTTGTAAGGACGTAGTGTTCCATTTTAATAAAAAACACTTAGAAGATCAGACCATTCCTATGTGGGTCATAAAATTTCATGGGGAGACGTTATACGTCAATCATGTGGATTGTTCAATTCCTTGGAGCACTAAGGAAACACCGGACAACAGTCACACAAAAGGTAGCATTAAAGTCAAAGATTGTTTGTTAACAATTAATGAACACAACGAAGCTACACTATCTCAACTTTCATTTATAGATAAGATTCGATTAAAGAATCAGAAGCTTGGTATTACCCGCATTATCTTTAATTGGGGCGGGCCAATGCACACAGCTTTGTCTAACAACGAATTTAAACACAGTCCATTTAAGAATGTAGAAGGTGCTTGCGGCTCATCGTTTATCATCTGTGATCTACTCAAGAA